CAGCTGCAACAATATCACCTTCAGAAATAGCGTGAGTATTAGTTACAGATACACCGTTAACAGCAACAGATGCATTACTACTAATATCATCTGGAAACTCTGCTCTTAATTGTTCAACAGTGTCAGCGTTAGTTTGTCTCTCTACAAAGCCGCCACCTTGTAGAAATTTTATTGTTTTAGTTGCCATCTGGGCCTCCTTGTTCATATGATTGGATATGTCGATACTCTTGTTCAAGCTCATCAAAGAATCTATCTATCCTGTTTAGGTTATGTACTATTTGTTTTTCTACTACTTCTTTTATTTCGCCATTTACATACTTAATAGTTTTTCTAAGCACAGCATTATTTCTTTCTATTTCTTCTATATTCATTAAAACCACCATTTCACTATATAATACCATACTATCATAGCTGTTATAAACATGCCGAAATAGATAAATAAATTCATCCAGTTAATCATAAACCCATCCTTTTCTTTATTTTGTTTATATCACTAACTAATTCCTGTATTTCTTCTATTTTATCAATAGCATGTTGCATGTTTTTGTTTAAAACGTCCATATTATCTTTCATTTCCTGTATTGTTTTATCAACAACATCTATTTCTTTAGTTTTAGTTGTTTTCGGCATCATTTTCTCCTTGTTTTATTCTAATTAACTCATCAATTAGTTTATTTTCTTTAATTTTTAACAATGATTGCTTATTTTTGATCTCTATGATCTCTTTTAGCACATCTTCGTCAGTTCTACTAGGTAAAAACGTTAACATATTATAAAACCTCCTGATTCTAAACAAAATCTTGCAAAATTCTCTACATTCTCTCTTGAAAATGGATAATTTGATAAAAATGTTAACTCATCATCTTCAGATTCTTGCAATTCTTTGTTTTTTTTCTTAATATGCTCTTCCCATTTGTCAACAGTACCATCTGCAAGCAATATTTCTAGTTGTGTACCTATTTTAGCAGCAGTTTCTTGATC